CCTTGAGCCTTCTTCTGATTCTCTAAAAGCCTGTTGTATTTGTCGGTATTTTCCAGCAGGGCCAAAACTGCAGGGCCGGCTTCGGTGCCAAACGCCTTGATCACAGTGCCAGCGTCTGCACCTGTTTTCTTGATCTTCTCCAAGGTGCCGGCCAGGCCGTCGCTCTTAATCGTCGCCGCGTTGATCTCGACGCCGTACTTTTTGAACTCTTTCCCGACGTTGCCAGAAGCAATCTGAGCGAATGCCGTCTTCAGACCTGTGAAGGTCATCTCGGCGTTGGTGCCACCTGCGGTGATCTGGGCGACAGCCGCGTTCACCTCGGCCAACTCAACACCCAAGGCAGCCGCAACTGGCGACACTTTTGCGATGTTGGCCGCGTACTGGCCAATGATGATCTTGCCGTCGTTCTGGGTCTGAATAAAGCCATCGACAATGGCGCCGACTTCGTCCGCCGTTTTGCCGTAGGCGTTCAGAACAGAGGTGGCCGCATCGGCCACGGTGTTGATGTCAGAGAAGCCACCGGTAGCGCCTTGGCTGGCCGCCTGCAAGATCTTGGCGTTATCGGCTGCATTAGCAAAACCAGCCGAAGCCACGTCATAGGCCGCAGCAGTCAGCTCGACGACGCTGGCCTGACCGTTCAGCTCGCGGCTGACACCCTTGAGCCGCTTGGTCAGTTCTTCGCTGTTGACCCCAAGAGTGCGAACCTTTGCCTCTGCAAAATCCTGTTTTGCTAGAACGCCAAAGGCTTGGGTCATTGCACCCGCAGCCGACAGCAGCAGGCCGACAGGGCCTAACGCTGCCTTGACTGCAGCACCAAGCGCACGAACACCAGGGGCCGCCAGTTTTGCCGAGGCCCCAAACTTCGCCGTCCCAGCAGCCGCTGCACCTGCAGCCCGGCCCTGCTTCTCAAGAGCGCCTTGGCTACCGCGTACAGCCTCCTGAAGTTTCTTTGTATCGCTAGTTAGATCCTTTGTCGCACGCTTGGCCTGCGACGTTTCAAACCTAATGGCAACGTCTGCCACAGCACGCCCAAGACTGAATGCAGTCTATCGGCGGCGCCTTGCCTTATTCATTGCCTGCTCTTCCCGCTCGCCTTTCAGCTCATAGTACGCCGCAAAATGAACGAACTCCGCGTCGGTCAATTCCGTGCGGAGCTTGCTCACTGTCATGCCTAACTCGCAGGCCAAGAAAAACTCAAAGTTGAGCCAGTTGTCCTGCTTCAGTCGTTTTTTGCTTCTTCCATGCTGGTGTCTTCACCGAGGCCAAACAGGAACAGTTCCAGTTCGTTGAGCACAGACTCAGGCAGTTGGCGCTGAAGCTTCGGTGCATCGGCCGCGGCAAAGGCCTTTGTCCCATCCTCAAGCTCTGCCATCTGGCACAGCATCTGGGTGCTGATCTCTAGCGCTTCTTCACTGCCAGCAAGGGACTGAGCCTTCTTGCGATCAGCGCGGGTGATCGGCTTGAAATACAGATCAACGACGGGCTTGCCGTCTGCATTCTTAAGAACAAATTTGCGACGCTGGCTGAGGTCAAATGCCTCAACCAGCAGATCGACAGTTCGCTTTTGGGCTGCCATCTAGGGGGCGAATAAATCGCCCCGACTATACACCTGATTATTCCAGGTTGCCGGTGATGGCACCGCTGGTCACAAAGTTGCAGCTAACGACAACAAGTTCACCAACAGTAGAAGAAATCTCCATGTCAGTGATAATTCCAGCGAAGCTGATTGAATCAGAGCCGGAGGTGGTGCCGGTAGTGAACAGCTCGAAGGTTGCGTCTGCAGCATCAGCAGTGGTCAGAACGTCTTCCAAGAAGGCAGCCTGGCCAGTTGCGTCGGGGTCGTAGACGAGTTCCACGGTGCCGGAGCCGGAGATCAGGCTGCCAACAAAGGAACGGAAGGTGTCACCGTGATCGGTAACGTCCAGAGTTTCCTTCGTGGTGGAAAGAGTCCAGCTGCGGGTGCCAACGATGGTGGCGTTTGTAGAGCCGGCGGCGTCGAATTGGACAGCGCCTTGCTCTCCTCGGAGAATGGCCATGGGTCAGAGTTCCTCGATGGATTCAAAGGTCACACGGACCTGTGTTTGGAAATAGCCCTCGGGAGCTGGTGAAGCCAGAGCCTCTGGACCTATTGGAGCGTCGAAGAAAACCCCCGACACGTTCACCCTATTGTAAAGATCGCGGATCCTTTTCCCGATCGTGTAGTTGGCGCCAGGGCCTACACCTGCGGCCGAAAAAATGTTGATCGTGACGAGGCCGAAAATCCTGTTTTGTGAGTTCGTCGTGCTGCCTTGGCTGAGGTACTGATTCCGGCCAAAGGTGGTCAAGCACTGAACCCACGATGAGTTTGGCGTCGGCTCAAAGGGGACGTTATGAAACACCACCGGAATGGCCGGATCCTCTGCCAGTTCAGTGGCCAGGCGGGCTTCGATGGTGGCCCTGATCGTGTTGAGGTTTGCGGCTGGCATCAGAATTTCCTGCGGAACTCGCGAGCCTTTTGATCGACGAAGGCTTGCATCTCTTTAGCGATTAGATCAGGGAAGCCAGGGACCACGCCTTTCTTGGCTGGCTTGAAATCGCCCTGCCAAGACGGCGGGAGGTTAGTGCCGAAGCAGGCCGCCTCCGCATATTCCAGGTTGTTGTGGATGCTGTAGGTGTTGCCGATCGTCTCTTGGCCTTGGGTGTAATTGATCGCTACTGCGGGCGGGATGTTCTCGCCGTATTCTTTCCGCTCTGCTGGCTGGCCAGCTTCGCTGTTTTCGCCGATCATCCAGCTATTGCGCAGACGGCCAGACAGGACAGGGCTGGCCTCTTTCACGCGGGCATCGGTCTCAAGAATTGAGGCCCGCAAAAGATCGTTGGCGAACTCTTCGAGCAGAGGCCCAATCTCCCCAAGGCTATTGAGCTTCTTGCCCATAGTTACGCCCTCAAGATCAGGTCGTAGGCGATGTCCACGTTCTGCATTTCGGTCACATTGACCGCAATGATTTGATGGACAACGCTGCTGATTACCACTTTATCGGCGGTGGATGGGCGAGAACTGAAGCTGCTAGCCGGGACCGTTAGCTTCTTGTCGCTGGCCTGCACCAACTCGTTGACCTCTTGCTCGCTGACAGAGTCAAGAGCACCCTTGATCGTGGTGTCGCTAGCGGTTTCAGTAACTGCGCCGGTGGTGGTGTTGTAGGCCCCGGTCGAAATCACGCGAAAGGTGACATCGCCGCCAATCTTGGGGAAGGGCTTGCCTACAGCTTTAGCGATCTTGTCTGCAAGTGCCATCAGACCCTGTAGGCGATACACGCTCCATTCTGGAGCGTGATGCTTGTGATGTACCCCGCGAGATGGGCGCCCTGGTCAACACTGACGCCACTGAAGCTGTCGTCGATGATGTTTGTGCTGACGATCGAGTCGATCGTGCTGTTTTCGTAAAAATCGACCTCGATAAAAGTGCCAGTATGCGTCTCCGTATCGTTGATGACTTCCGCACCGATCGCGTAGTCAACACCGGAGATCGCTGAGCCTGCTTTTGCCATGTCAGATCTTGTAAGCGATTACAGCGCCGCCACTGCTTAGCGTGAAAGCAGTAAAAACTCCCTGTATCACAAACCCAGCAGGCAGCGACTCGCCGACCAAGCTGTTGCCGGTCCAGTTCTGCGCAGTCAATGCGCTGAAGCTGGTGTTGTTTTTCAGGATAGAGATCTTGTTCCAGCGCCCAGTCCGCGCAGTGGTGTTGCTGACGAAATCAGCGCCGATGCTGTAGCTCGGGTCAATCTGAACGCTTCTATGCATGATCAGAGCCTGTAGGCGACGACAGTGCCGCTGGTCAGGGTCACGCTGGTGAAGACCCCATACATCTCGCAGCTTGCCTTTATGGGGATCGCTGAAAGCGTGTTGCCGGTGTAATCCTCAGCCGACAGGCTGGCAATCACCGAATCCTCAAGGGCGACGATCTTGCCGAAGCGTCCGGTGTGGGCCGCCGTGTCGTCGATGAACTCGGCACCTGGGTAGGCGTAACCCATGAATCAGCTCCTCTTTACGGCAATGTTGCCCGGTCCACTGATTCTAAGACCGGTGAAATAACGCTCCACCATTGGCGGGATGCGATCAGCACCCACCGCCCCGTAGAAGTTCGGGGTGAGGTTGATTGAACCCACCTGCAGGTTCTTGAAGTCCTCAAGGCCACCAAGGCCCAGGCCGTCTTTGTTGTTGTGCAGGTAGACCGCAAGCTCTGCTTGGGCCTTCTTGATCTGATCCGGGATCTCGGTGGTGGTGTAGTAATCCTCGGTCAGACGGAACGGGAAACCCGTGGTGTAGGTCCGCTGGTAGGTGTCTGGCTTGCGCACACCATCACGCGGCCATTGCAGCGCCTGGTCATTGTCAGCCCTTGCCCCTAGGAACCGCTCGCGGTCGATGCGCTGCGCTGCGGTATAGAGGGCTCGGTTCTTTTGATCGTCAGTGGCATCAGCCCAGGCAACCACGTCATCGTTCTGAACGAGGCCATCGATCAGATCGTTGGCATCACTCAGCGTCAGATAGCTGTTTGCGCTTGCGCCCCCGACTGTTGCGTCGATCGTGATCGCCATCGGGCTTCTCGGGTGATTTCTTAGGAGAACGCTTGGGGGGAGTGGAGGCCACTGCCGAAGCAGCAGCCTCACGCTCTTTTGCTCGCCTAAATGCGAACAGACCCATCAGGACGTAGCGCCCTTGATGACGACGAAGTTGAGGACGATTGCCTCAGATGCCGAAGAGCCAGACAGGTTGGCCACGGTGATCGCGAAGGATCCAGCGGCCAAGCTGTTGGCCTGCACCAAGTAGGCGCCGGCAGTGCCAGCCGAGGCGTGGTTCACGAGAACCACATCGGAGGCGGTTACCTTGTCGTTGGTGACAGTGAACGAAACCTCAGCGCCTGCTGCCAGGGCTGCGGCGTTCAGGGTGATAGCACCGGAAGCGGCGTTAATGGTGACGCCGGTGCTCTTGTCCGTGTCTTGGGTCACGGACGAACCGGAGGTGTAGCCGATGGCCAGACCTGCGGTTGCCTCAAAAATAGATGCCATGGTTAGTTACTCTCCTCAGTCAAGATTAGAAGTAACGGTCGCCCGGCAAATACCGAGGTTCTTGGTTTCGTACACCTTGGACCAGTTGCCAACGGTCTCCAGAACGCTCTGGGTCGGGTTGACAGTGCTGGAGGTGTAACGAGCACCAATCGGGTGATAGACATAATGGAGGTCGAGACTCATTGCGTCCGACTTGGCCAAGATGTCTCTGTCCACCTCGGTTCTCATGGCGAGTTGTTCACCACTACCGACTGCTCCTTGGGTGAAGAAGTAGGCGGCATATTCGGTCGAGGAACCGCTGCCGGCGGTCTGAACATCGTCAGACACGATTACACGCAGGCCCATAAAAGTAGGCACGGCAACGCTACCGAATGCACCTGCAGTCGAACCTTGAGTGGCGCTGGTGTCAGCGGCACCGGTGTCGTCGTAGATGTAGTCGATTGCGCGGCGCTCTACGAGGTCGTAGAAGCAGGAAGAGTGAATGCACATTGCAGTCAGCTTCTCTCCCTGATCACCCAGCTTCTGACGGGCCCGTGCAACGTGGCGGGGGCTCAGAACAGTCGGGGTGTCACCCGATTCACCATCAATGGTGAGATCGAAGAAGGCGGCGGAGCTGCTGGTAGCACCCAGCGAACCGAACACACCACCCAGGCAAGAAAGGAGATCTTTCTGACGCTGGTTGGCAACGTATTCAGCGACCTTCTGACCGATAGCGGCCATGGGGTCCGAGCCCGCTGCGAGCGCAGCTAAATCTCTGCTCTCAAAGGCCCGCCCGCGGTGCAGAATCACGCCAGTTTGACGGTCGGCAGTGATCTTGCCGGGGGTCAGGGAGGTGCTGTCAGACAGAACCTCAAAGTCTCCAGAAAGGTTGGCTTTCCAGAAGGGGACGCTCACGAAGTCTCCGCCCTCTGTTGCATTGAGTTCAGCCATGGGCTGCACCACACCGCTAGCCAAGAAGGCATCACGTTGGGTCGATTGCTCAATAACGTAGGGGGTGAAAATTTCGGGAACGATGATATCGGACCGGAGGGTCGCCATCGTTAGTTACCAGAAATTTGCGGTTGTTGGGCACAGCCCTATCGGCTCAGCACAGCTTCGCCATCCGTTTCATACTAACGGCCGGCCTGTGCTTTAAGCCGCTCATATAGATCGCGGTCAGTCTTAAAAAGCCGCGCTTGTTCTGTGAGGTTGTAACTCTCGGCCCGGAAGGGATTGGTTGTGCCGGCTGGGATGTCGCCGCCTCCGCGCCCCACAGGTGCGCCACTGCCTTGGGGTTTGGGCTGCTTCTGCATCCATGCAGGCAGGGTCTTGGCCCACTCGACTACAGGCACACGCTCGTAGCCGTTGACCACTACAACAGTGCCATCGGCTTCGCGCTGAATCTGATCTGCCGACAGCTTGGTTTTCATCACCAAGTCGGGATCGTGGACGATATCAGCAAGGGCCGAGACGGCTGGGGTCAATAGTTCAAGCTCACGAACGCGGGCCTCTAGCTCAGCGATGCGCTTGTCTTTCTCTGCCGTGGCCTCGCGGAACTGTTGTTCCATGGCCTCGCGGGCTTCGCTGTACTTGCCCTGGGCTTCGAGTTCTTGCTGCTCAGCCTTGCGTTTGAAGTCCAGCAGGGCCTGCACATCAACGCCATCGGGCACAGCCTTGGCCTGTTGCTTGACCTTTTTGTATTCGTCTAGCAGCTCGGCATTCTTGCGGCGCATGGCCTCAAGTTCGGCCACAAGATTGGAGTTGTCGGCGCTTTGCTCCACAGGAGCAGTTTGCTCTTCAGACATGAATTAGCCACAGGCTAAATTGCGTCACCACTTTACCTTTGCTGCCCAAAATGCTGCAGAAGTCTTGCCTTTGGCGATGTTTTTAGCGTGTCTGGCTCTAAATGCTTTCCGCTTGGCTTTGTCAGCTTCTGATTCACCCTTGCGCGGTGGCTTGGTGTTGGCCCCTTGCTGACCGAAGCGAATCAGGCGCGGTTTGCCTCCGTCATTGATCACAACGGCGTGAGATTTGCCGCTCCTGTGGCCAGGCGTGCGGATGGGCTTGTCGTAGCCCTCAAACCTGTGGCCGCCGCGCTCGATCATCAGCGCTTCGGAGCAGAGCGAAGCTGAGAGCGACGCTTCAGGACAGGCCGGCCAGTTGATTCGGACTTGATCCGCACTACCGGATCGTCGTCAGTGCCGACGCGGGTGATCTTGCCACCAGTAGGCCCTGTGATTGTGGCCCGCTTGCCACCCATCCCCGTGACAGTGCCATAGGTGCGGACGCCTTGATAGGTCCAGCTAACGCGGCTGCCTTTCTTCACTTCTTTTTGCCCCCCTTCTTTTTGCCTTTCGGCTTTGGTTTGCCGTAGTGATAAGGCATTAACCCAAGGCTGTTGGGTTCATGCTATCGGCGCTTCATTTTGCGAGCTTCACTCAGCGCTATCGCCAGAGCTTGCTTGCGGCTTTTTACTTTGGGCCCCTTTCCGCGCCCTGCTTTGCCGCTTCGGAGCGTCCCCGCTTTGTACTCCCGGAGCACTTTGGCGACTTTTTGCTGCTTTCGGCTTGGCTTCGCCATCGACTTCCTTGGCCCCGTCTAAGGCTAGGCCAAACTTGTTTCGGTACTGAACGGAACCGTCGTCAAGGGTGAGTTTGCGGGCCAGGATCAGCTGATCACCGACCAGGACGGCTACAAGATCAGAAGACATCTGCACAGAAATGCTGCGCTCAGGCTAATCAGGCCGCTTTTTGCTAGGTTTGTGCCATGGCAGAACAGGATTACGCCAGCAAGAAAGAGGCCAAGGAACGCGCCGAGCGTTTTGGCTACGACGCTGCACAGGCTGACGAGGTCGGCACTGTGACGGATGCCGACGGCAAACAGGTCGGGCCAGGAGAGGACGGCTTTATGGAAGCCATGGCCCTTGAGTACGGCTTCAAGTACGAGGAAGAGGTCAAGGGCTGACCTGATCTAGCGTCACCTCAAACACCGTCTGCCCATCCACAAGGGTCTTTTTGACGCCTTGGACGTTGTAGAGGTTGCCCCTAGGCATCAGCACTTCGGACTCATTGACAAACTTGGAGTGTGCAGCGATCGGCACGCCGTTTTTGTTGTTGAGTTTCCAGAGGATCCCGACCTCGCCATCCTCAAAGAAGTTTCGGGCCTGATCTGGGTTGCTCGTCCAGCTGTCGTAAGTCGGAGTCCGGCGGCCATTGGCCACGGCCTTGATCATGGCCTCAGCATCGGCAACGCTATTGACAGCATTGCCCCGCAGCACTTCGCCGTCGTACTTGGGCGCATTTTTCACAAACGTGTCGAGGTTCTTTTCGAGCGTCTCGTAGTCGTAGAAAACATCGCCCAGCTTTTTCTTAGCGTTCCAGCGCT